ATATGTTTCGGTTATCAAATAGCGAGACAAATACTGTTGACGCTAGTCATGTTCGACTTGGACCTTTTATCATGGATGATTCAAGCAGTAATTATGTTAACAGTAGCAGTAGCAGTTATACTTTTCCAAAAGATTTTATTACAAGCCCAATCATTGACAATGATGGTTCTGTGATATTTACACATGGTTATCAAATTGTTAAAATGAATAACACAAATACCGCCATTGATTGGAGTTATAATTTATTAGATGTTGCTAACAATTTTAATTTGGGAATTACCGACCCTATTTCTTACATTCCGACTAGTCCAGTGGTATCCCTTGATGGACTTATTTATGTGAGCGCCGCCAACAAGTTGCTGGCATTGGATGTGGAAACTGGAGTGATGGATATAAGTTATCAAATGGCAAGCGGAGGAATTACGAGATGTTCTCCTGTTTTATTGAATAGTCGAGGACAATGGGGAATGCATGGTTTTGATAGTACTAGACGAGGAAAACGTTATCCGTTAATTTGAAAAAATTGATTTACTTTATTTATGTTTTGATATCAGAAAGAAACAAAACATAAATAGTACTCGAAATACAGATGCAGGGACCGCCATTTGCAACATATTCTTCTGATGGCCGACGATGGGCAACGCCAAAAGGGATGCATACTCACTCAGTCAGACGGGTGCGTCAAGAAGAACGCGCGCGGCTAGAGCAACGTTATTCACCAGATGTTGTTCCTGATTGGCTTGAAACCAACCATGACATTTCAAAAAAAAATTGGTGGGTTGAATCAGTTAGTTCTCTAGAAAAAATTCATCGTCACACATTTGAATCGGTATTGGAGGATGGACTACTGACAAATAACTACATATATGCTCACGCGAATACCTCGCAAGCAGCAGCCACCATCCGCCAAGCAGAGACAATTTGGTACAATATTCGCCGATTACTTCGCGAAATTGATATCAGAGGTCCGGCAATTCAAAAGGAAATACTTGGACGGTGGACGTCACCGCTCAATAAAAAATCAACCACCACTCATCCTGTAAAAAGCGCTTTGTCTGTTAACCCTAATTGTGGCGGCGGAGGTGGGATTGAAGGTTGGTGGTGCCTCATGCAATAATAAGAAAAATACTATAAAAATAAAAATAAAATTGAAACAAAAAACTTTTTTTTTATGAAGAGATACAACAAATATGGATATTAACGTTCTAGCACGTGAAAATGCGCATCCGCGAGATGCAATGATCACTTTTGATGAAGGACCGCATATATATACAATTAATGGAGATAGTGGATTTACTTCTGTGACGACTTGGAATCACAGTCATTTTGAGAAATTTGATGCTGACCGTATCATTTTGAATATGATGAAGTCTCCCAGATGGCCTCAAAGCAAGTATTTTGGAAAAAGTCCAGATGAAATTAAGGCTGGATGGGAGGAAAATAGGGATTCAGCAGCGAAAGCGGGAACTGCGATGCACTATGATATTGAGTGTTATTACAATCGAAATGAGGTAACAAATGTAAGTGTGGAATACGGATATTTTAAAAATTTCTTGTCGGCGTTGGAAAAGAACGGCGGGGAGGGAGGTGTTGCTTTGAAACCATATCGGACTGAATGGATGGTATTTCACGAAGAGTTGCGATTGGCCGGCTCAATTGATATGATTTATGAGCGCCAGGATGGCAGCGGAATACTCGAAATTTACGATTGGAAGCGATGCAAGGAGATTAAGAAAGCGAATGGATGGGGGAAATCATCTATTAATCCAATTATTGACCATCTTCCTGACACAAATTATTGGCATTATTGCTTGCAATTGAATACCTATAAGGCGATTTTGGAGGCAAAATATGGGAAAAAAGTGGGCGCCCTATACCTTGTTTGCATGCATCCCGAAAATAAGCGGAAAAATTATGAAAGAATTAAGGTTGTTGATCTTAGTGATGAGGTTAAGTCTCTGTTTGCTGATAGAGAACGCGGTCTATATCATTAATGTGAAGTAACTTAAAAAATAAAATTATTATAGTATAAAGACAAATAATGACTGGATTCAAGCGAATTATACCGGGGACAATTAATACTGGTTTTCCATGTATTTATGACCCTGAACACGATGAAACTGTTTGCCAAATTTACGGTTCTAACATGCTTATTAATAAAAATACTGGTGGTCATAGCAGTAGTTTTTCGCATGTTATAGTTGTATTTTTTATTTATTTTCCCGTTGCATTTATTCTTTCATCTGCATTTTATGTTTATGTTAATGCCAAATTCATTGAAGCCGGAAAAGAAGATATTGAAATCGTAGAAGAGGTTTCTTATGATAAAAAATATCCGATTAATAAAGATGAGGAGAAAAGCGAAGGAGAAGAAAGAATAAGTGAAACAGCGGAAAAAACCTCTATTATTGAACATGTTCCTGATATTGGAAATGTTGTAATGTGTTATAACAAGGAAAAAGAAGGATTTAGTTATTGGGCAGATAGAAATATTCCACATAGATTTTTGCTTACTGTGTGCAGAAAATACGTTAAATCCTTGAAGTGTGAATATTTGTATATTTGTGAAGAAAAAGAAGCCGAAGAAGAGGAAGAAAAAAAACCCGAGGATGAGAAGGAAGAAGAAGACGAAGAAGAAGACGAAGAAAAGAAAGCCAAAGAGGAGGCTGAGGCAAAAAAGAAACAGGACGAACAAGCGAAAAAGGAAGAAACCAGTGTATTTGCTAGTTTTAAAAACTACAAAACAGAAGGGAATCCAAATTCAAAAAAAGATGTAATGAAGGATAATAAAACCTCTGTTAAAGGTAATTTGGTTACAAAAAAAATTAATAATTTTATTTACAAGGGAAAAATTAACAATTTTTCTGTATTATCAAAACCAGAAAAAGGGAATGATGACACAGCATCAAATGATTCGGACTCTTCGTGGTTTACTCCTATTTCTTTTGAAGATTTTAAAAAAATGGCTGAGAAAAAAAAATAAAAAATAAATAGCAAATGAAACTTTTATAACTATTTTTTACTTTCTAGAAAGTTCAGAAATCCAATGCTTTTTTCGATGCAAAAGGATGACTCTAGTTGAAGGTGCGCAATTTTAAGTGCCTGTTTTTCAGTTTCACATAGTTGTGTTTCGTATTCAGCGAGGAGAGTTGTCATTGAAGGTGACGAAGATGGTATCTTCTTTTTCACCACAAAACGTTTCTTTTTGGGTTTTGGAATGGACTTGAGTTTAGACTTGGGTTTGGGTACAGATTCTGACATATTGTTTTTGTTATAATTATTGGTATCTTAATATTTATATTTCAATTTTTGTTGGAATATAAATATTGCTATTATGATTTTGTGATAAAGCAAATTAAATTAGGTATACCATTACTATTGGATTTCGAATTTCCTGAGCACGATTTCATGATGTTTGTCAATTCACTGTTTACCATGTAGCCATTAGACAAAAGAAATCCAAAAAGATTAGAAATATTGCTGGGCTCTAAATATTCATGAGTATTATCAGGATCAAGAACAGTCCAAACACACTTTGAAGTTCCATCAGACATTTTATTTGAAGGACAACATGATCGTTCTTTGAACGGCGAAACCTTTGGAAGGTGTATTCGTTGTGTCAAGTTTCGTAATGGTTCCGATGGCTCTTTATCGAGAATTAAAATCTTCCTGTAACATTTATGCAATTTATTTAAATAAATTGTTGAGGCAAGCATGAGAGTTTCGGTTGTCATTTTATTACCTACTTAATAATTAACTATATACTTTTTTAAAAAATTGAAACAAGATAATTCTTAAAATGTAAATCAAATAAGTAAAATATGACTACTACTATGGTTCAATCAAACGAAAGCATTTTTCAGACTGATATTAGCAGCGAAAAAGAAACAAAAGATATTGTCCCTGTATTTAGATTTAAATTCTCGAATGATGTTGTAGATGCATTGACCTACTTTGCAAATGTACACAAGCATGATGCACGCGTAGATTATAAAGAAGCGTGGACTACTTGGATCAATGAAAATCAGGATATGATTTCTCGCGAAACTGAGCGTCTATCTAGAATTGGATTTGACGGAGATTTGATTGATAGGATGTATAAGAGCGCGCGCTATTATTATAGAAACAAGTCAACAGAGACGGTAAAGCCTGTAGAACGCAGACAGTATACCGGAGTTGGCAACGAGATGTTGAACATTATGGATACACAAATCAAAACCTACTTTATGCTTTTCGAGGAGATGGAAAATCAGGATGATGATGTAGTGAAAGATAAAGCCAAGGAAGACGCCGCGGAAGATGTCGAAAAACCCAAAAAGACCCCCGCAAATGGGTACATTTTGTTTCACCAAGAACACGAAAGCGAAATTCAGGAGGTAGTTGAGAAACTTTGTGGTATTGGAAGCGGAATGTCCGCCGAAGATGTTGAAATGAAGTTGAAGAAGACCTACAAGAACCGCTATTATCGATATTCTCGAAAGATGGGTTCTGCAAAGAAAATTATTGTTGAAATCGTCGAATAATTAAATACGATAGTTTGGTTGTTTGTTACAATTTTTTATTTACTTTATCCTTAATATATAAGATGCCAAATGTTAAAAATGCCGAAACAAAAAAAATAGGAGAGGGGGGTTTTGGATGTGTATTTCATCCAAGTATTACTTGCTCTGGTATGGTTGATAAATCAAAAAAAGGCAAAGAATTTGTTTCAAAAATTCAAAAACAAGATGAAAATTCGAAAAATGAAATTGAAATTAGTAAGATAATTGCAAAAATACCGGGTTATAAATTATATTTTGCACCTATTTTAGAAGCATGTGATGTAGGTGTTTCCAAAATCAATCAAAACATTATTTCACAATGCGATGCATACGAAAAATATCAACACGAAACCGATTTGTCTGTATTTAAACTACCCTATGTTGATAGTTTATCTCTTAGCGATGCTGTTCTTAAAAAAAATAATAAACAGATTATTGCCAATTTTTTTGAAATATATCGTCATTTACTAACTAGTTTAGAAATGCTTGAAAAATCAGGCGTAGTTCATTTTGATATCAAAAGCGAAAACATTATTTATGATAATGTAAAGAATATACCTATCGTTATTGACTTTGGACTTTCCTTTCAAACTAATTCGGCGAAATACGGAGGTACTGAAGAACTTGCGAGTATGGTTTTTTATGTTTTTGAACCGGCCTATTATTTGTGGCCAATTGAAGTTCATCTTGCTAATATGTTGCGCCACAACTTTCCCGATGAAAAACAACAACCAACTACAAAAGACTTACATGATATGTGTTTAACATATGTTGAAAACTGTAGGGGGTTTGAAATATTTAGCGAAGATTTTAAGACGAGATATGCGGAAAGCGCAGTTGGTGCTCTTAAAAAGTATTTGAGCATGGATAGAAAAAAAATGTATAAGGAGATTTTACAATTCGCTAAAACATGGGACAACTATGCATTAGGTATTGCGCACTTAAGGTTACTAAAGCATATATTTAGTAGCGGTTTTGCGTATAATGAGGTTATTGTTAAGTTTTCTCAATTACTACTTATGAATTGTCATCCAGATCCTACACAGAGATTAACTATTGCTAAAACAATGAAAAAATTTGAGGAGGTTTTTTACACTGATGACTCTGTTAAAGATTTTAAGGTTACAATTAAAAATGTGGCTAATGGAGATACAATAAAGAATTCTATTAATGCTGATAATGAACATCTAAATACAATTAAATTGTAGATTATATGGGTATAAAACACATATAATCTGCTTGTCAAAAATGATAAACTAAATTATTTAGTTGCGGCGATTGCGCGTGTAGGCCATGCTGTGGCGGCGCGACTGTTTTTGGTTTTTCTTGCCTCCTTTGCGGTTGCGGCGAGATTTGCGGACTTTGCGGGATTTCTGTCCTTTATTGCCACGAGCGCGGCGCGAGCGGCGGGCTTTGCGGGCGGAGCGGCGGTGACGGCGGCCACCTTGTTGATTGGAATGGGCTTGTGCAGACTTAAACATCTTATATAGTAAACGGAGAAAATAAAATTTTTACGAAGGGGGAATGAAATTAAAAATTGTATTGCTAAATTTAATTATTTACTAAAGTAATTAAATTTGCTTAGTTTTTGCGGTTTCTGCGGTTCTTCTGGGATCTCTTGTTGTTACGGTTCTTCTGGGATTTCTTGTTGTTACGGTTCTTCTTGCCGCCCTTCTTGTTTCTGCGGTTCTTTTGGGATCTCTTGTTGTTACGGTTCTTCTGGGATTTCTTGTTGCCGCCCTTCTTGTTTCTGCGGTTTTTGCGGGATTTTTTGCCGCCGCCCTGCACCTTCGGCGCCACCTCCTCCCCTTCCTTCACGCGCTCCACCGGAACGTCCCCGCTATCGTTCTGCGTCTGCGCGACGTGCACGTCGCCACTGTC